GTAAAGATGGTTTGCGAACAGTATGGAATCCAGCTTCCAGCTGATTTTGTGAAGGTTCCAAAATATGAGCAGATGAGTATAGTGAAGTTTTTGGAAGGCTCTGGCAAAGCTTAAGAAGGGAGGCAGACCACATGACAGCAAGAGAGTACATGACCTACAGCAGGCAGAGAAGCGAGAACATTAAGGCCATCATCGCAGAACATAAACAGCGTAAGGGCATGACCGATGCGATGATTGCCAAGGCGGCAGGCATCAATCCAGGAACCTTCGTCCAGCGTAAGCGGAATCCCGGAACGTTCCGGCTGAATGATCTCTGGGCAATCTGCAACGTGTTGGATGTGCCACAGGAACAGCGAAATACATTTTTATAGGAGGTAACAATGCAAGCAGAAGTAATCAAACATACCCCCCAGCCAGAGGCCCCCATCACCATCACCCCGGAGGAATATGACGACATCCTGGCACTGGGCGGCCTGGTAGGGGATGAGCTTCAGAGATACCGCCAGGACAACCGCTGGGCGTGGAACCTGGCCGCGGCGATGGCGTTTCTGCTGGGAGCGGAATCAGTGGTGCTGTTTCTGGTGGCATATGGCGTGATCGCGCTGTGAAGGGAGGTGAGGAAGGATGAATCAGAGATTGAAGCGTAAGGCGGAGAAACGCAGGAGACAGCAGATCTGCGAGGCCCTAGATCTGTGCTTGCAGATCAACGGGCTGCAGGAAAGTAAGCGGGAGCTTACAGGGGATCACCCTACAGCGTTCTTTCTTTTTAACGGTCATGTCGCAGGGGTGACGGTGGAAACTTATGCGACTGGCTGGGAGCCTGGTATGGATGTAGGTAAGTACCTTGATGCATATCTGGACAGCCCAGGCCAGATGGACAAGCTGTTCAAGGATCTTAAGCAACTGAAAAAGGACCTGCACAGCGGCAACTGTGACGGGTCCAAAAAAAAACAAATAACACACCCTTATTATAAGGGAGAATGAGAGAGGAATCAAGGAGGATTTTAAGACAATGACAATGACAGTAACATTTAACAGCTTCGATGAGATGGTGGACTTTGCAAAAAACCTGGCAGGACAGGGACACGAATCCGTGAAACAGCCGACCTTTGTCCAGGAACCCGCACAGCCGGCGGCACCGATGGTCCCGACAACTCCAGTAACGTCTGCCCCAGCAGCACCTGCTGCACCCGCACCTTTCCCAACAGCACCAGCGGCTCCGGCAGCGATTCCCACAACGCCAGTGCCGCCAGCTCCCGCAGCGACGGTTCCTACGGCTGTACCGACATCCACCCACACCTATACACCGGATGATCTGGCGAAAGCAGCCATGCTGCTGATGGATTCCGGTAAACAGCAGGAACTGATCGCGCTTCTGGGACAGTTCGGCGCTGCGGCGATCCCGGAACTGCGGCCGGAGCAGTACGGGGCATTTGCGACAGCGCTTCGCGGAATGGGGGCGCAGATCTGATGGGACACGCAGAGAGAAAACATTCCCTTCTCAGCCCGTCTGGGGCGTACCAGTGGATGGCCTGCACGCCAAGCGCCATGCTGGCAAGGCAATTCCCGGATACCGGATCGCCGGCGGCGGCTGAGGGGACGCTGGCCCATGAGCTGGCGGAACTGAAGGTTCGTAACTATGCTCACACCGTCGAGTTTGGAAAGAGGAAACTTACAGCTGCCATAAAAAAGCTTAAGGAAAATGAACTCTGGGACGACGAGATGATGCGCTACACGGATGATTACCTGGATTACATCAAGGCCATTACCCTGAAATTCCCCGTTTCCCCCCATGTGGATATTGAACGGAGGGTGTCCCTGGACAGGTACATACCGCACCTTCCGGATGAGGGTGAGGCCTCTGGGTCTGCGGACTGTATCCTGGTTGGGAACGGGATTATCCATGTGATTGATTTTAAATATGGGAAAAGCCCGGATGGCCGCGTAAGCGCGGAATGGAACCCGCAAATGCTGCTGTACGCGCTGGGCGCGTATGAAGCCTACCGGGTCCTGTACCGGATCGAGACCGTCCGTATGAGCATCGTACAGCCCCGGCTTCCAGACGGGCTCTCTGAGTGGGAGTGCTCCCTGGATGAGCTGCTGCAGTTTGGGGAGTATGTAAAGGAACGGGCTGCGCTGGCGATCAAAGGGGAAGGGGAGTTCAAGCCAGCCCTAAAAACCTGTAGGTACTGCCGTGCAAGAGGGGAGTGCAAGGCCCGCGCAGAAAAGAACGTGGAACTGGCATTTTTAACCGGGACAGATCCCGCCCTTATTTCCGACACGGAGATGGGGGATTATCTGAGGAAAGGCAGGGACGTGGCCCGCTGGCTGTCGGATATCCAGGAGACAGCACTTAAAAAGTGCCTGGCCGGAAAGATGGTCCCGGGATGGAAGGCAGTGGAGGGCAGGAGCACCCGGGTATGGACCGACGTGGATGAGGCATTTGGGATCCTCGAGTCCAGAGGGGTGCCCCAGGAGATCCTGTGGGATAGAAGGCCGCTTACCGTAGCCCAGGCGGAAAAGGTACTGGGGAAAAAGGAGTTTGCTGAGAAGGCAGAAGACTGTGTTGTAAAGAAACCGGGAAATCCGGCGTTAGTGGAGGAGTCCGATAAACGGCCGGCAATCACAAACAAAGTAACCGCTGCAGAGGCGTTCAAGGAGGAATGCTGATGTGTGAAATGATTTGGCGCAGGTTTGAACTGACTACACAAAATGAACAGGAAAAAAAGGAACTGGAAAGGATCCTGGATGAGAAAAACCTTTCCAGAAAGGAACTTGCGGCTATATTGTTTGGTCTTCGCGTTCAACCCGGATTTTCTCGGAAAGATTTTGGTATTTAAAGGCATAATGCCCCAGAGCATCTTTCAAGAACTTTACGGGAATATCGTGGTAAATGCCAACTAACATACGCGGATTTTCTTTCCAGATATATAAGCTGCATTTCCCGGAAACAGACTGAATACCGGAGATTTCAAATTCATAGCCGTTATCCAACCTCCGGTAAATGATAGATTCCCGATCCAATCTCCGTACTATATACGGATTGCCAAGAGAAGATACAAGTTTTTGCAATAGTGACATGGTAAAAACCCTCCTTTGAACTTTAGCACCATTATAAATTGATTGAGAAATAATCGCAACAGAAAGGAAAAATGATATGAATGAATTAACAAATGTAACAACCGGAGAAGTAAGACTGAGCTATGTGCATCTGTTCAAGCCCTATGCGGCCATGCAGGGGCAGGAGGAGAAATACAGCTGCACGATCCTGGTACCAAAGACGGACACAGACACCATGGCCCGGATCAACGCTGCCATCGAGGCGGCCAAGCAGAGGGGGATCTCTGACAGATGGGGCGGCGTATGCCCGCCGATCGTACCAACCCCGGTCTATGATGGCGACGGTGTAAGGCCGTCTGACGGTATGGCCTTTGGCCCGGAGTGTAAAGGGCACTGGGTATTCACAGCCAGCGCAAAGGCCGATTACCCGCCGGAGATCGTGGACCGTATGGCAAACCCGATTATCAACCAGTCTGAGGTTTACAGCGGGATGTACGGTCGTGTGAACGTAACCTTCTTCCCGTATGCGTTCGGCGGCAAGAAGGGGATCGGCTGCGGCCTGGGTCCGGTCCAGAAACTGCGTGACGGGGAGGCTCTGGGCGGAAGTGCCCCGACAGCTGCACAGGCCTTCGGGACCCCGCAGCCCCAGACAGCGGCCCCTCAGTACGGGGCATCTGCGGGAGCACAGAATCCCGCAGCGGCACAGGCACCGTGGGGGCAGCCGGCAGGCGGGGTCAACCCGCTGACAGGTATGCCGTATTAAACAGAAAGGTATGAGGGCCGTAAGGCCCTCATTGTGACAGGAGGAAGACATGATAAAACACCATTTGAGCATAGACATTGAAACGCGCAGCAGCGTGGATATCGGCAAGGCAGGGCTCTATAAATACGCCCAGTCCCCTGATTTCAGGGTCCTCCTGTTCGCTTACCAGATCGATACGTTTCCCGTAGAGATTATAGACCTTGCCTGCGGGGAAACGATACCGGAACGCATCAAGCGGATGCTGGACGATCCGGGAGTGGCCAAGCACGCTTACAATGCGGCATTCGAGTGGTACTGTCTGAACCGGGCAGGCTACAAAACACCACTGGAACAGTGGCGCTGTACCATGGTCCATGGACTGTACTGCGGGTATACGGCCGGGCTGGACGCCACTGGAAAGGCCATCGGCCTGCCGCAGGATAAGCAGAAGCTTTCCATCGGCAAGGCGCTGATCCGGTACTTCTGCGTCCCCTGCAAACCCACCAGGGCCAACGGGAACCGCGCCTGGAACCAGCCGCACCACGCAACGGAGAAATGGCAGCTGTTCAAGGAATATTGTAAGCAGGATGTTGTGACAGAACATGAGATCTTAAAACGGCTGGACCAGTTCCCCATGCCGGAGGCGGAACAGCACCAGTGGAGGCTGGACGTCATTATGAACGCATACGGGGTCCGTGTGGACACAAAGCTGATCGAGGGCGCCCTGTATATGAACGATATCAGTACCCGGGAACTGACGGAGGAAGCCGTCCGGATCACCGGGCTGGGGAACCCGAACAGCGGGGCCCAGCTGGTACCATGGTTAAATGAGAAGTGCGGCAGGGAGCAGTTCGCGGATATCCAGAAAGCCACCGTGGCAGAAGCCCTGGAGAGCCGGGAGGAATATCCGGAGGACGTACAGCGTATGCTTGAGATCCGGCAGCAATTGGGAAAGACATCCATTAAGAAGTATACAGCCATGGACACAGCAAAAGGGGAGGGAGACCGGGTGCGGGGCCTGACCCAGTATTACGGGGCCAACCGGACCGGACGCTGGGCCGGGCGTCTGGTGCAGATGCAGAACCTTCCTAGGAACTATCTCAAGACCTTGGATTATGCCAGGGGATTGGTGAAGCGGAAGGATTATGCAGGGCTCCGCCTGCTGTACGGAAACGTGCCGGACACGCTGTCCCAGCTGATCCGCACAGCGTTCATCCCTTCGGAGGGGCACAAGTTCGTTGTATCGGATTTCTCTGCTATTGAGGCCCGTGTGATTGCCTGGCTGGCGGGGGAACAGTGGGTCAATGAGGTATTTGCCACCCATGGAAAGATCTATGAGGCAACCGCGGCACAGATGTTTGGCGTGCCGGTGGACCGGATCGCAAAGGGCAACCCGGAATACTCCCTCCGCCAGAAAGGAAAGGTGGCAACGCTGGCCCTTGGCTACCAGGGAGGGACTTCGGCCCTGATCGCCATGGGGGCCCTGAACATGGGCCTTACAGAGGACGAACTCCCGGACATCGTAACCCGGTGGAGGCAGGCCAACCCGCGGATCCGGGACCTGTGGTATGCAGTGGAGAATGCGGCCCTTGCGGTGATGCAGACCGCACAGCCCCAGGCTATCTATGGCCTGATCTTCGCCCTTGAGGGGGACATCCTGTACGGCCAGACCTTCCTCACCGTGCGCCTGCCAAGCGGCAGGAAATTGTTCTACCCGAAACCGTTTTTAAAAGAGAACCCGTTCGGGAAACTGGCGCTTCATTATTACACAGTGGGCCAGCAGACAAGGAAGTGGGAGGTGGCGTCCACCTACGGCGGGAAACTGACGGAGAACATTGTGCAGGCGATTGCGCGGGACTGCCTGGCAGTTACGCTGGAACGGATCGCAGAAAAGGGCCTGCAGGTGGTATTCCATGTGCACGATGAGGTGATCATTGACGCCCCTATGAAGACCACAGTGGAAGAGATCTGTGATCTGATGGCAGAACCGATTGACTGGGCTCCGGGCCTGATCCTAAAGGGCGCAGGCTTTGAGAGTAGTTATTACATGAAGGATTAAGAGGAGGAAAGGGAAGATGCAGTATAACAGGATGCTGCGGATCAGCACCGCGGGGAGCAGGAAGGCCACACACTGGCCTAAAAGTGAGATCCTGTGGTCCGAGTTCGTGGAAAAACTGAAAACACCGGTCCGGGGCGTGGAAACCCTGGAAGAGTACCTGGCCCTCCCAAAGTCCAGGCAGGACGAGTTAAAGGATGCAGGCGGCTTTGTGGGAGGCACCTTTGCCGGGGACCGCAGGAAGGCCGCCAACGTGGAAGGGCGTGACCTGGTCACTCTGGATCTCGACAATATCCCCGCCGGACAGACGGAGGATATCCTGCGCCGCGTGGAAGGGCTGGGCTGTGCAGCAGCCGTCTACAGTACCAGAAAGCACGCAGGATATGCTCCGAGGCTCCGTGTGGTGGTCCCCCTGGACCGGACGGGTACGGCAGATGAATATGAACCGGCGGCACGGAAACTGGCGTTTTTAATCGGGATTGGCTTTTGTGACCCGACCACCTTTGAGGCCTCCAGGCTGATGTACTGGGCCAGCTGCTGTGCGGACAGCCAGTATGTGTGCGAGTCCTATGACCGGCCGTTCTGCAGCCTGGACGGGCTCCTGTCCATGTATGGGGATTGGCATGATATCGCCCAGTGGCCCCAGGTGCCGGGCAGTGAAGCAGTAGAACGGCGCCGGCTGGCAAAGCAGGAGGATCCTACCCGGAAACGGGGGGTGATCGGAGCCTTCTGCCGCACCTACAGCATCACGCAGGCCATGGAGCACTTTATCCCTGGAATGTACGAGGAGACCAGCATCCCGGGGAGATACACCTATACAGGGGGCTCCACAGTGGGCGGCGCCGTAGTCTATGACGGGGACCTGTTTTTATATTCCCACCATGCAACCGACCCGTGCAGCGGGCAGCTGGTCAATGCGTTCGATCTGGTGCGCCTGCATATGTATGGGGACCGCGACAGCGAGGCAAAGGAGGGTACGCCGGCCAGCAAGATGCCGTCTTTCATGGCTATGAGCCGGCTGGCGCTGGAGGATAAGCAGGTGTCCGACCTGATATCCGTGGAACGCCTTGAGAAGGCGAAGCAGACGTTCCAGGCACCGGAGGACCCGCAGGCAGACAGCGGGCCGGACTATGACCTGTCCTGGCTGCCGAAGCTTACAAAGGACAGCCAGGGAAGATATGAGAAGACGATCAATAATGCCGTGGTCGTACTGGAGAATGACCCGCTGTTAAAAGGCCGGATCGTGACGGATGAATTTGCCAGCTGCGGCATGATCCTGGGACGTGTCCCGTGGGATCAGAGAGAAGAAAAACGGCGCTGGAAGGATGTGGATGACGCCGGGTTCTACCGCTATGTGGAAGTATTCTATGGCCTTACGGGCCGTGAGAAACTGGACAATGCGCTGATGCTGGTAAGCGCCCAGAACCGGATCAATGACGTAAAGCAGTATCTGCAGGGCCTTACATGGGACGGAGTGAAACGCCTGGACACGCTGCTGTCAGAATACCTGGGGGCGGAGGATACGGCCTACACCCGGGCCGTGATGCGCAAGTCCCTGTGCGCGGCGGTAGGCCGGGCAGTGACCGGAGGGATCAAGTATGATTATATGCCGATCTTTACGGGGCCGCAGGGCATTGGGAAGAGCACGTTCCTGCGGATCCTCGGGAAGGACTGGTTCAGCGATTCCCTGACAACGTTTGAGGGGAAGGAGGCGGCGGAGCTGATCCAGGGGACATGGATCAACGAGATCGGGGAACTGAGTGCCTTCACAAAGCAGGAGACCCAGGTCATTAAACAGTTTTTAAGCAAGACGGATGATATCTACCGGGCAGCATACGGCCGGAGGACGGACAAGTACCCCAGACGGTGCGTGTTCTTCGGTACATCCAATGACAGCGAGTTTTTAAAAGACGCCACGGGGAACCGGCGTTTCTGGCCGGTGGATGTGGGCGTCCATCCCGCGAAAAAGTCCGTGTGGGACCAGCTGCCGCTTGAGGTAGACCAGATCTGGGCGGAGGCCTATCTGTACTGGACCATGGGGGAACCCCTGTATCTGCCAAAAGAGATCGAAACCCTGGCGAAGGACCAGCAGGAAAAACACAGGGAATCATCAGGAAAGGAAGGCATTATCCTGGACTTTCTGGAACGGGAGATCCCCTCAAACTGGGAAACCCTGGATCTTCAGAAACGGAGGATCTTCTGGAATGGAAACATGAGGCTGGAGGATGGAGTAGAGCTGATTCCCAGGGAAAAGGTTTGTGCAGCGGAAATCTGGGTGGAGTGTTTCGGGAGTGAACTGAAATACATGAAGCGGTCAGACAGCACGGAGATCAACAATATCCTGCTGTGCCTGAAAGGGTGGGAGCGGATTAAATCCACACGGAGATTTGGGGTTTATGGACAACAGAGAGGATTTGAACGAGTGACTACATAGGCCGACTACAAAAAGAAATTTCTTTGTTGTCACGTTGTCAGTGCCAAAACATTGACTACATAATGTAGTCGGGGTTTGTAGTCGGTGCAAAGCCTTATAAACAAAGGAATTTTTATTATATGACAACAACGACAACAAACTTCTATATAGAGTTAAAAAATATATAAAAATATAGTACATACATATACATACACACACATAAATAAAACACACACATACACGTGTACGTGAGGAAGGTAGTCAGATGAGAGAAAAGGACATTGAGAGAATCCTGGTGACGGAGGTAAAGAAACTGGGCGGCCGGGCCTATAAATGGACAAGCCCCGGGAACGATGGTGTGCCGGACCGGATTGTGATTTTCCCGGACCGGGCCCCGGTATTTGTGGAACTGAAAACGGATACAGGGAAACTAAGCGCTTTGCAGAAGATCCAGATCGACCGGCTGAGGGAACTGGGACAGAAGGTATATGTGGCCTACGGGATTGAGGGAGTTCGAACGTTCTTCCTGGCATCGGGATTCGAGGAAACCAGCAGGGAATTAGGCGCCCGATACGGATTGGGGAGGACGAGGAATGGAATTTAAGCCACATGCCTACCAGCAGCACTGCATTAACAAGATCATCGAGATCAAGAAGCTGGGGCTTTTTCTGGATATGGGACTTGGCAAGACGGTTACAACCCTGACCGCCGTGAAGGAGCTTAAGTACAACCGGTTCCTGGTGCGCAGGGTGCTGGTGATCGCACCCAAGAAGGTGGCAGAAGGAACCTGGACAAGGGAGGCGGCCAAATGGGGTCACACGCAGATGTTGAGAGTATCGCCGGTACTGGGGAGCCAGACAAAGCGGATCCGGGCGCTGAACACCCCGGCAGACCTGTACATCATCAACCGGGAGAATGTCTGCTGGCTGGTGGACTACTACCGGAACGCATGGCCCTTTGACATGGTTGTAGTGGATGAGAGCAGCAGCTTTAAGAGCCACAGCGCCAAGCGGTTTAAGGCCCTGGCGAGTGTGGGAGACCGCATCGACCGTATGGTGGAACTGACCGGGACCCCGTCGCCAAACGGACTTGAGGACCTGTGGAGCCAGATCTTCCTGCTGGATGGGGGAGAACGTCTGGGAAAGCGGTATACCCAGTTTAGGGAGAGGTATTTCCAGCCGGATAAGAGAGGGGCGGACGGCATGGTGTACAGCTATGAGGCCAAGCCGGGAACGGAAGCAAGCATCCTGGAAAAGATCTCCGATATCTGTATCAGCATGAAGGCGGAGGACTATCTGCAGCTGCCGGATATCACCTATCACGAGATCCCGGTGGAGCTGGATTCAAAATCCCTGAAAGCCTACTGCGAACTGGAGCGGGAGATGGTGCTGCAGCTGCCGGAGGATGATGAAACGATCAGTGTTACCAGTGCGGCGGCTTTGAGCAACAAGCTCCTGCAGCTGGCAAACGGGGCCTTGTATGGTGAGGACCGCCAGGTACATGAAGTACACGGCTGCAAGGTCGAGGCTTTTTTGGAGCTGATCGAATCCCTGCAGGGAAAACCGGCCTTGGTGTTCTACAACTACCAGCATGACCGGACACGGATACTAAAGGCCCTGGAGAAGTTGGGGCTGGCTGTAAGGGAGCTTAAGACTACACAGGATGAGGATGACTGGAATGCAGGAAAGATCCAGGTACTTCTTACCCATCCGGCCAGCAGTGCCTACGGGCTGAACCTGCAGCAGGGAGGGAACCATGTGATCTGGTTCGGCCTTACATGGAACTATGAATTATATACCCAGGCCAACAAACGCCTGCACCGTCAGGGACAGAAGGAGAAGGTGATCATCCACCACCTGGTATGCAGCGGGACCCGGGACACGGATGTCATGCAGGCCCTGCAGCGTAAGGATGACGTACAGAGCTGGGTCATGGAATCGCTGAAAGCAAGGATCCGTAAGATCCGGGAGGGAACCTTATGACAGACAAACAGAAAAAGACAATCATGATGCGTACACTGGGCCAGACCTGCTGCAAGGGATGTGGGAAGGTGATCCATCCGGAAACGGATGACCTGTCCCGTGTTGAATACGTGAAGACCAAAAGAGGAGACCACTGGTTTTTCCATACGGCCTGTGCGGGAAATGTCTGGAGCAGAAAGATCAGCTGGGAAAAGTAAAGGGGGACCGATGCAGATAAAATACATACGCAATGAAGGCCGCCCGGGAATAAGAGGATTTTATTATTACGGGACAAATGTGTACTACAAAAATTTGAGCGCGACAGGAAAGATTATTGCACTGATAAGGCCGAGGAAAGGAAAAGAGTCATGAAGAGATTAACACAGAAAGATGAGCAGGGAAATTAAGATTTGGAGGAGGAATTGACCCTGAGCGAAGAAGTGATAGGAATAAAGGAATGCAGAGATTTACGGATGTATATTCATGAGTTTACAAAAGGCTGTGTTCTGACAAAAGGTGAATATCGGGACATTATGATTGTCCTGGGAAGGGCGGCCGATCGATTGGAGAAGTCAGGACAGGTAATTCCTGAAAACTGACATTTAGGAAAGAATCATGAGAGAGTGGAAGAGAACCATAGATATTCTGCCACCCGTATATCTGGTGGTGGAAACCAAGATTGATGATGGCGTATTCTGCCGGAATCAGCAGCCGTTGTACCGGTGCAAGAATCTATGGTATGTCCCAGATGGGAGTATGTATGTGTACTATACGCCGACACATTGGCGGGAGATTTTATAAAGGAGCATCTATGAGCCATGAAGTAACAAGAATAATCCCTAAAAAGGAACGATGTGCATTTTGCCATAGAGAAGCAACATTGCTTTGCGATATGCCAGTAGCGGAAGTTTGTACAAGCATTGACTTTAAATCATATGTACAGACGTGTGATAAAAACCTGTGCGAAAAATGTACAACAAGGGTAGGGGCGTTTGATTTTTGCCCTGATTGTGTCAGAAAGATCAAGACAGCAAAGAAAGGATTGGGATAATGAGGCCATGTGGCAGAAGAAAAATCCATACCTGGAATACGCCATAGCCCTGCTGCGGGGCCAGAAAGAAGGGATACATAATGGGGATTGTAAAAACGGAGGCCCAAAGGAAGGCGAACCGGTTGCGGAGGGAGCGGGCAGTAGCGGCCAGTGACGCAGAGGCGATCCGGGGGCCGAAGCTGGATGAGTGGTCAGCCCGGATGCCGGCCTATGCGTATACGTCATTATGCCCGGATGAGAGATACAGGAGGTGATACCGTTGGAAATGACAATAAAGCGCTTGGAAAGCTACAAGAGACTGATGCAGGAAATTGCGATCCTGAGGTGGGAACTGAATGAAATGAATACAACAGATGCAGGACTGGGGAGCAGCGTCATAAAAGACTATAGTAAGGGCTTTGAACGTCCGCAGGCAGTGGTGGGCTTTGATGGTGAACGATATAGAAGAAAGCGCCGGCTTCTGGATCAGAAAGAGGCAGAAGCAGAAGAAATTAGAAAGTGGGTTGAGGCAATCGAGGATACGGCTACCAGGAAAGTATTTGAATATTTCTATCTGGATGGGCTGCCATGGAAAGAGGTTGCAAAAAGACTGGGGTATCGGGATAACCCAGACTATCCGAGACTATATATTCGGGATAAATACTTAAAAAGTTGTGGAATTAAGTAAAAACATCGTTTATATCGGAAATATCGTTTTATAATAAAATCCGAAGCCAAAGGCATACAGCCGACGGCTTTCGACCAATACCTCTTCATTGAGTACATGGCCCGGCGTAACAGCTGGGCCGCCCCACATTTTATTGGATCCTTAGCTCAGCTGGCAGAGCAGGTGGCTGTTAACCACCGTGTCACAGGTTCGATTCCTGTAGGATCCGTTTGGATGGATAAAACATTTTGTAATTTCTCCTTTGTATGGGTCCCTGCTTCGGCGGGGGCTTTTCTTTTATCGAATTTTGAAGTATAATAGAAAAAAATGGAGGGAGGATATTTTTATGGCGAAAACATTTGAAGATTATAAAGAGGGTTTAGAAACTTTTAATGGAGCAGCTAAAGTTCTTCATCGGGAAGCTGTTTCATTGAGTAAAAATGGAAAAGCTAGTATGCTTTGTATTCCAGAAACCGTTATGGTAGCATTTGCGTGTGAGATTGGTTTAAAAACGTTGTTAGTAAAACGCCAAATAGAATTTAGATCTGAGCATAAGTTAGAAGTGTTATTTGCCTTATTAGGGAGTGATAAGGATGAAATAATTAACAGAACAATTGATATTTTTAAGAAGAATAGAGATGAATATTGTGCAGATCAGTTTTGGACAGAATTGAGAGAGGTTTCTAACTTATTTGTGCAGACAAGGTATTTTTTTGAAAAGGAAGATGATATGCGAATTAATATAATTTTTCTTTTAAAATTTAACCAAGCAATAACAGAATACATTGAAACTATTGTTTAGTCAAATTAAGCCAGCTACTGTGCTGGCTTTTTCTATCCCCAAAAACAAACGAATGAGAGGTGGTGAGGCTTGGCAAGGGCACCAGATGTATATCACACCCGTTTCCAGTCCATACTATCTTTGAGGTGATTAGATGGACAAAGACAAACAGGAGCAGTGGAACGAGAAGAAATCAAATGAACTCTTCAATAGCGTTACCGAGAAGGTAAAGCCGGAAAATCAGAATCAGTCCCACAATTCCCGCAGAGAGGGAATGGGGCCGAACACGAAGCGAAAACCGAGTTAAGCATCCGCAAGGGTGCTTTTCTTTTACCCAAAAATAGAAAGGGAGGTGAGCCCGATGGCGTTAACAGAAAAACAGAAAATATTTGCAGATGAATACCTGATCGATCTTAATGCCACCAGGGCTTACAAGGCGGCATACCCAAAGGTTGTGAAGGATGAGACAGCAGCGCAAGCAGGAAGCCGAATGTTGAGAAATGTCAAGGTTGCGGAATACATCCGGGAACGCATGAGGGAGCGAGAGAAACGCACTGAGATCACCCAGGACCGAGTATTGCAGGAACTGGCCAGATTAGGGTTCTTTGACATCAGGAAGCTATTTGACGACAGCGGAAAACCATTGGATATTACAGACCTGGACAATGAAACTGCTGCGTGTATTGCTGGTCTGGAAGTGATGGATGTTTATGAAGGGACGGGAGATGACAGGAAATTTGTTGGGTATGTCAAGAAATATAAACTATCCGACAAGATTAAGGCCCTAGAACTCTTGGGGCGTCATCTTGGTATGTTCAAGGACAAGATGGAGGTATTGGGCCAGATCGATACCAGCAATCCCTATGCTGGCCTCACGACCGAAGAACTGAAGAAGCTGATCCGCAGTGGATAGGGCATTGTTGATCAGAGGGGCAAAGATAGAGCTTGCACGCCGCGAGTTCTTTTTTTATTGCAATGTAAAGGCTCCTGATTTTTACAAGGAGGACCGGCAGTACCTGCTTGACCTCTGCAACGCCTTTCAGGATTTTATCCAGTCAGACGATGAGGTTATGATTGTCAATGAGCCTCCCAGACATGGAAAGAGCCGCACAGCGGGCCTTCTGGTAGAGTGGGTACTAGGGAATGACCAGACCGCTAAGATTATGACCGGTTCCTACAACGAGACTTTATCCACGATGTTTTCCAAAAATGTCCGGAATGACATCATGGAGGAAAAGGCGGATGAGAACCGGATTGTATTCTCAGACATCTTCCCCGGCGTCCGGATCAAGCGCGGTGACGGAGCCATGAACCTGTGGAGCCTGGAAGGAGGGTACAACAATTACCTGGCCACATCCCCAACCGGTACGGCCACCGGCTTCGGCGCCTCCTTGTTGATCATTGATGACCTCATAAAGAACGCCGAGGAGGCCAACAATGAACTGACCAAGGAAAAGCACTGGAGCTGGTTCACAGACACGATGCTGTCACGTCTGGAGGAGGGCGGGAAGATCATCATTATCATGACCCGGTGGGCCAGTGATGACCTGGCAGGCCGGGCTCTGGAGCATTTCAAGGAGTCGGGAGCAAAGGTACGTCACATTTCCATGAAGGCCCTTCAGGACGATGGGACCATGCTATGTTCGGAGGTTTTGTCCAGGAAATCGTATGAAGCCAAGATAAAGGCCATGGGGGCCGACATTGCATCGGCAAATTATCAGCAGGAGCCTATTGACCTAAAAGGCCGGCTGTATGCCAGTTTTAAAACCTATGAGAAGCTGCCCGAAGACAGTAACGGGAATAGCCTGCTGGAAGGAATCTACAGCTATACAGATACGGCAGATGAAGGGGACGATTTCCTGTGTACGATCATATGGGGGGTGTGTCTTAAGGAAGCGTATGTACTGGATGTATATTACACAAAAGCCGGGATGGAGATAACAGAACCAGAAACAGCCAGGCGCTTCTATCAGTTCAAGGTTAATAGAGCCAGAATCGAAAGCAATAATGGCGGTTCAGGATTTGCAAGAAATGTGTTACGGATCCTGTCAGAGGCATTTGAGAGTAACTATACAGAGGTCAAATGGTTCCACCAGTCAAAGAATAAAAAGGCCAGGATCCTGTCAAATGCAACCTGGATCATGAACCATGTGCATTATCCAGTCAACTGGCGGGATAAATGGCCGGAATACTATAACGCAATGGTCAAGTACCAGCGGGAAGGTGACAACCGGCATGATGACGGGCCGGATGCAACGACCGGTGTGGCCGAAACCATGAATATGTTAGGAGCGTGAGAAAGTGGGTGTATTGCATAAATTGAGCGAGAATATAAAGCATGGGATCCGAAGCTGGCTGAATGTAACGCCAGCCAATCCTTACAGCATCCAGATCCATGAGGTGATGGATTTTGAACTGAACGCAATCCGCAACCGGATATGGTATCGCGGGGACGGCAATGAGTTAGAGCAGATGTACCAGCAGAACCCGGAATACGCGGATAAGTATAAGTTCTGGGCCAGCAGGTGTACCCCCGGCATGGAGATGCGTAAGATCCATACAGGACTTCCGGGCTTGATCGTAAAGATCCTGGCTTCCATTGTACTGTCAGACATGGGGGACTTTGATTTCCCGGAAAGCGAGGCACACCGAAAATTATGGGGAGATATGGCAAAGCCTACGAATAACGATTTCCCTAAAAAGTTAAAAGAAGCCTTAAAAGAAGCGCTTTATATAGGCGATGGGGCGTTTAAGATAACAATTGACACCCAGGAGAGCGAGTACCCGATCCTGGAATGGTATCCAGGAGAGCGGGTTGAGATTATCCGAAGGAGAGGCAGGATCTGGGAGGTTGTATTTAAGACGCCATATAAAGATGGCTATCAGCAATATGTCCTGCATGAGCATTACGGATATGGCTATGTCCGTAATGCGCTGTACCAGGGAGAAAACCAGATCCCTCTGGATGCGATCCCGGCAACCAAAGGAATCCGGGATACGACTTTCGATAAAGCAGTGATCCTGGCCGTCCCTCTAAGGATTTATGAATCCGCAAAATTTGAAGGAAGAGGCGGCAGCATCTTTGACGGGAAACTGGATAACTTTGATGCCCTGGATGAGGTATGGTCCCAGTGGATGGATGCTCTGAGAAAAGGCAGGGCAACAAAATACATCCCAGCAGATCTGATTCCCAAAGATCCGAAAAACGGGGAAATGATGAAACCGAATCCATTTGACAACAGCTATGTCAAAATCAATATGGGCTTTTCAGAAAATGCGGATTCTCAGATCGAAATTCAGCAGCCTTCCATCCCCCACGAAAGCTACCTGGCCAGCTATGTGACAGCTTTAGATCTCTGCCTCCAGGGGATCATCAGCCCCAGCACCCTGGGGATTGATACAAAGAAACTGGATAATGCAGAGGCCCAGAGGGAGAAGGAAAAGACGACCCTGTACACCAGGGACGCTATCATAGAGGCCTTGCAGGAAACCCTCCCGGAGCTGGTCAGCGCTACCATCAATGCGTATAACATCCTCCTGAAGAAGCCGATTGAGGAGGTAAAGGTGGACATCCCGTTTGGAGAATACGCGAATCCATCCTTTGAGAGCCAGGTGGAGACCCTGGCAAAAGCCCGCTCTGGCGCGCCGGTGATGAGTGTCGAGGCCCAGGTGGAGGAGCTTTACGGGGACAGTAAGGATAAGACCTGGAAACAGGAAGAGATAGCCCGGCTGAAAGCGGAGCAGGGGATTGCAGAGGTAGAAGAACCGGGGATCAATCAGTCCGCTGGTTCTTTCCAGGTGAGTGTGGAAGGAGGGAAACAGGATGCAGGTCAAAGTAATGAACCGGGTGTACCGAATGAACCAGAAGGAGTATCAGGGCCTCCTGGAAGTGGCCAGTGAGCAGGTGCCTCTCGGCATCTATGCCATCGAAAAGAAAGGATATGCGGAGCTACGCTGCGATAAGTGCCAAAGCATAACCCAACTAAAGAACCTAACCCGTCAATTCAAGACGGCGGGGTATAAGGTATATGTTAATGGGAGGTAGAGCGCATGGAGGTTCCTGGCTTTAACTTGCTTTTACAGGATTTTTGCGAATACTGCGGAAATTTTGAGCCTGAAATAGAGATGCTTGATTACTCTGATTTGAGAGTAGGACATAAATTTGTCACTAACATCCGGTGCGTGAACCGCAAGAAATGTAACCGCATTGTCCAGAGCTTAAAACGGAGAATACAGGATGAATGAATATGATCTGGCTGCTGCCTTCGAGGCGATTGAGGATGAGCTAATCCGTTCTATGATCCGCAACATGGACCGCCACAGGGCAGAGGAGACCAGGGAAGGGATCCAGTGGTCCATGTGGCAGGCGGAGCAGCTGAAGGCTCTGGAAAAGTACAAGCGGGAGAACCAGAAGCGGTATAAGGGAAGATTTAAAACCCTGAACAGGGAGATTGAGGACCTGATTCGAAGAGCCAGACAGACCGGGGGCATGGAGCAGGAAAAGAGGATCCTCCAGGCAATCCGAAAAGGCTTTAAGGTCCAGGGACGCAACCGTTCTCCGGCACATGAGGCAATGACAGCGGAATTTTTCAAGCTGAATGACCGGAAGCTGGAGGCATTGATCGAGGCCACTACCCACGACATGGAAGCGGCGGAGGCGGCTGTTCTGCGTAAAGCCAACGATGATTACCGCAAGGCGATCTTCAATGCCCAGGTTTATGCCAATACCGGTGCAGGAACCTATGAGAAGGCAGTGGACATGGCCACAAAGGATATGCTTTCCCGCGGCCTGAACTGTATTGTTTATGCCAACGGCGCAAGACATACTCTGTCAGACTATGCTGATATGGCCATCCGGACGGCATCCAAGCGGGCATACCTGCAAGGAGAGGGAGAAAAACGGCAGGAGTGGGGGATTTCTACAGTTATTGTGAATAAGCGTGGGAACCCCTGTCCAAAGTGCCTGCCTTTTGTGGGTAAGGTACTGATCGATGATGTGTGGAGTGGCGGCCCGGAGGATGGGATTGACCCGGAAACAGGAAAGAAGTATCCGTTGATGAGTTATGCCATCAGTAAGGGGCTGTACCATCCACGCTGCAAGGATAGCCATACCACTTATTTTCCGGGAATTTCCACAGCAGACGATACCTGGACAAAGGAGGAGCTGGAAGCAATTGGGCTGGCCAATAAGGAGGAGGCCAAACAGCAGTATGCCGAAAGGCAAGCAGAGAAGTATGGGAGGCTGGCGGAATATTCGCTGGATGGAGAAAATAAAAAGCAGTATGAGATAAAAGCTAATGAGTGGAGAAATGTTAGATTCAAGACTGGTGGAATGACAAGTGAAAAATATGCAGGTTCAAGGAGACCACTTGCAAATTTTAAAGCTGTACCATCAGGACAGGTAGTACAGATATTAAGAAAAGATTCAGAAGGGTGGATTCAAGAGCTAACAGATAAGGAAAAGAGAGCAATCCAGAAGTATACATATAATTCTGGGGATAAAAAGCCGAATCGTTTCTTTGAGAGATTAAATGCTATGCTCCGGGGAGATGCTCCAGAAAATGCGAAATTACAAGAATATGCCGAAGCTATATCAAGAGGACTGAAGAAAAATAGGCTAAAGTATGATGTTATTGCATATAGAGGAATGGATATAGACCCATCTTCAGGTATAGCAGAAAATGGCCTATTTAGACCGAAGCAGTTTTTTAGTACGTCAGTTATTGAGAATCGTTCATTTAATGCAAAATATAGAATTGTTATTTATGTGAAAAAGGGAGCTAACGCAGCATATATTGAAAAGCTAAGTCATTTTGAAAAACAAAGAGAGCTATTGCTTGACAAGGAATGTATTTATAGAGTATTATCAAGGAAAGGGAATACCATTGAATTGGAGGTGGTCTGATTGACAAAAACAGATTACGATAAGGACTTAGAAGAACGTGAAAAAGCGTGGAGAGAAGAACAGATAAAAGCATTTAAGTTAACAGCAGAAGAAATAGAACAGTTAAAAAAAGAAGGACGCATTTAAAACCACCAGTCAGTAATGGCCGGTGGTTTTTTTGTATGCATTTTTAGGTTGTGCGACGTCGCAACAGGGAGGTGAAACCGATGATTGCAGCAGTATTTACAGAGAATAACGATTACGCCCAGGTTTACGGCGTGTGGCAGTGGGATTACGGGCAGGAACTGCGGATCCAAGGTCTTAATCTTCCTGCGGCGGTTGAGATCCACTTTGCACTACAGGAAACCGGCGGCGAAGCTGTGACCCGTATAGGTGTAACAAAAGACGGGATAACAACCGTTCCAATCCCGGACAGTATGTTAGAAGGAGCCGGAAACTCTAAGGACTATCAGATCTATGCGTGGGTGTACCTGGCAGATCAGGTATCTGGTGAAACGATCAAGCGGATCAAGATACAGGTCAGGGCAAGACCCATGCCGGAGGCTTTTGAGGCTCCAGAAGATGGGGAGATCTTCCGTCAGGCCATCGAGGCCGTCAATGAGGCCGCCAAGAAGGCAGAGGACGCGGGAAAGGAGGCAGTATCCTCCGCGGGTGAGGCCAGGGAGGCGGCCACACAGGCGGGAAAACATCTGGAAACCGTCCAGGGGTTGGCAGATCAGGCGGAGATTAACGCTGATACCGTGGCACAGGACAAACAGGCAGTAGCCGGTATGCTCTCTCAGGTGCAGCAGGCGGCCTCAGAAGCGGCCCTGTCGGCAGAGGCAGCCAAGTTATCAGAGACAGCCGCAGGACAGGCCCAAACGGGCGCAGAGGCGGCAGAGGATGGGGCAAGGCAGTATGCCGCAGACACGGAGGCAGACCGGCAGGAGGTTGCAAGCGCCAGGCAGGCAGTACAGCAGATGCGTGAGACCGTGGCAGCGGACAAATCAGAAGTTGAGCAGACAGCAGCAGGTTTTGTAGATACAGCCCGGCAGGCAGTATCAGATGTCAATGCTGCGGGCAAGGCCCAGGTAGATGCTATTAAGACAGCCGGGCAGGGTGCGTCAAATGCGGTAGAGACAGCCAAAACAACAGCAGTACAGGCAGTCACTGCGGAAGGCGATAAGCAAGTACAGCGAGTGCAGGAAGCGGCGGCAGGTGTTGAGGCCGATCGGGAGCAGATCAACCAGAATAAGGCCGACATAGCTGGTTTGGCAGAAGGCATAACTGATCTGGCACCGGGGATCAAGATTACCACCACCGGCACAGACATCACCATCAAGGACGCCGCCGAGGGCCGGGCGTTTAAGGGGCTGCGGGTGTTTGGGCGGACGGATCAGAAGGGAACGCCAAGCCCGGAAACTCCGCAGGAGATGGAGACGGCGGGGAAGAGCGGAAACCTCGGCGTGGCAGTATCTGACGGTGCAGATCACTCCCAGTCCCTTACGCTATCCACTCCAAACGGCCTTCCAGGGATCCCGGTATCATCCGGCGGCAACTATACAGATGCCAAGGGCCAGCAGTGGGTATGCGACGAGATCGATCTTGGGCGCGGGAAGTATGTGCAGCGGGTAGCAGAGAAGGATGTTTACACATCTCAAAATAAATGGGATGGTAAAGGGTTGTGGGGGAATAATGACAACTACAATACTTTGGCATTTTATTCTTATATCAACGGAACCAGTGGAGAAAAGGACTGGGACGCCATTAAGTATTGCGGGTTAAGTAATTATTTTGTTATTACTACTAATCTATTTAACACCTCGGTTATTGGTTTTTCGATGGGTGACTATATGCCATTCCGAGTTCCCAGATCTCTATTACCTGATTGGGATGAAAATAACCCAAGCTCCGAACCATGGGTTAACTGGCTCAGAAAAAGAAAAGAAGCCGGAAATCCGCTGCTTATACAGTATGCCCTCAAAACCCCCATCGAACGCGGCCTCACCCCGGAAGAGATCGCCGCCTACAAGGCCCTTCGGACGTACAGCCCGACTACGGTTGTGAGCAATGACGCGGGGTGCCATATGGAGACAACCTATACCGCTGATACCAAGACCTATATCGACAACAAATTTGCAGCCCTTAATAAGACCATCTTAGATGCAGTAGGAGGTACATAATGCATGAGATTATAAGAAACGTAATCCAGTCGGGCAGCTATGAACTGATGGATATTCTGAAAAAGATCGATACCATCTGGCTCCAAGGCGCCCTCACGGATGAGGAGCGCACGGAGCTGGTTGATCTGGCCCGTACCCGCGCCGACCCGGAAAACAGTTATGCCCCATTGCAGAAACAGATCGACACCCTGTACACGAACATGACTGAGATGGGAAAGACAATCCTCAGCCTGACGGGCCGGATCGCCAAGCTGGAAGGCGGCAGCGTCACCCCGCCGGAGACGGAGGAGTACCCCGCATGGGTACAGCCCACCGGGGCACATGACGCTTATAGCACAGGCGATAAGATGACTTACACGGACGGCAAGCGGTATATCTGTCAGATGGACGGCTGTGTATGGGGGCCGGATGCGTACCCGGCAGGCTGGAAACTGGTTGAGTGATGGGAGGTGAGCTCATGGGACTGATTACATGGTGGAGACAGCGCAGATGCAGGCACAGGTACCGTAAGCATTGGAGCCGGGAGGCTGGCGGGTATGTGCGGCGGTGCGTGAGGTGTGGAAAAATCGAATAAGTCATAGCAAGTCATAGAATTAGTCATAAGCACGCAGGCGGGGCCTGGGTGTTATTTTTATGCCCGAAGGCACAAAACTACGGTGAGACACACTGTTACCAACTGTCAGTGCAGACAGCACATGAAAAACTGTAGGAATGGGAGACACCCTTAAAACTGTGAAAGGAGACAAAAAATGAGTTTTAAAAGATTTATGCCATGTTATGCACCAGATGGAGGCACCGGAGGCGGCGAAGGAGCAGGGACAGGAAACGCCGGTACCGGACAGCCATCGCAGCAGACAACCCAGCAGGGAGGCCAGGCTCCAGCAATCGACTATGACCGGATCGCCCAGATCCTGGAGGGAAAACAGGCGGCAACGGAGGACAGTGTCCTTAAAGGGTATTTTAAGCAGCAGGGGTTATCAAAAGAAGAAATGGAGCAGGCAATCGCCGCCTTCAAGCAGAAGAAAGCCGCCAGCCAACCGGATGTGAACGCTATACAGAATCAGCTCACCCAGGCCCAGGCTGCCGCGCAGGCCGCCCAGCTCCAGAGTGCTGCAACCATAGCGGCGGTATCCCTTGGCATTGATGCCAAGACAATTCCCTATGTTCTTAAGATGGCAGATATCAGCCAGGTAATGGGCCAGGACGGGAAAATCAATGATGAAGCAATGAAACAGGCGCTTAATAAGGTGCTGGAGGATGTACCGGCATTAAAGCCCCAGGCGGCAGGCTCCACCGGATTTGTCCAAGTGGGTGCAGCCAGCGGACAGCAGCAGACCGGGGCGTCTGATGATGCCTTAAAAGCGGCATTTGGACTTACCTAAAGAAAGAGAGGACCTAACATATGGCAGTATATGATTATGCAACAACGTTTACGCAGCTTCTTCAGCAGAAGTACGCGAAAGAGCTTTGTTCTGACGCGCTGGCGCAGAGCAATCAGCAGGTGAAATTTATCAATGCTCAGACCATCAAACTCCCCAGAATGACGGTATCTGGCTATAAGGATCATACCAGGACACCCGGCTTTAATGCAGGCACTCTGGGGAATGACTGGGAGGCTAAGAAGCTGGAGCATGACCGTGACGTGGAATTTTGGATTGATCCGATGGATATTGACGAGACGAACCTTACCTTGTCTGTAGCCAATATTCAGAATGTCTTTGAAACAGAACAGGCAATCCCAGAGAAGGATTCCTACCGTTTCAGCAAGCTCCATACAGAGTTGACTACATATTCCGGAAGGATTGATTCCACTGTGGTCACAGCGGCCAATTTCCTGGAAGCATTTGATACAGAAATGGCGTACATGGACGAGGCTGGCGTACCAGAGGAAGGCAGAATCCTTTATGTGACGCCCTCCATGCGTAAGATCGTAAAAGAGGCAGAAGGCCTTCAGCGGGTCATTTCCGTAAACACTCCATCTACGATCAATCGGAAAGTACACAGCCTGGATGATGTGGCGATCAAGATGGTGCCATCTGCCAGGATGAAGACAAAGTACAATTTTACCGATGGATGCGTAGCGGCAGAGGACGCAAAGCAGATCAACTGGATCCTGATCCATACCTCCTGCGTGGTGTGCCGGGATAAATACAGCTATATCAAGCTGTTTACACCAGGGACGGACTCCAGAACGGCGGACGGATACCTGTACCAGAACCGCTGCTACGGGGATCTGTTCCTCCTGGAGAAGAAGGTAGAAGGATGTGCAATGAATGTGAACGCATCGGAGTGACAGAATGAGAAAGGATAAGGCATGAGAGCTATTAAAGGAAATAAGGAATATATCATTGATGAGAGTCAGAAGAAAGCATACCAGGACAGTGGTTTTGACATCATGGATGATGATGGGAAAGTGATCGGATACGGCCGTGGAAAAACAGTTCCTTTTGAAGACTACATGAATGCGGTTAAAGAGATCGAACGTCTCCAGGGCTTAGCTGCTGAAAAACAGGCTGAAAACGAAGCATTGAAAGCGGAAAATGCTTCACTCCGGGCCGCAAAGCAGGAAGTAAGTAAGAAAGCAGAAAATAAAAAGGCTGGTGAGTAAATATGGCTTATGAACCATATGCCACCCCGGAATATTACCAGGACACCTATAACGGCAGCATGATCCCGGCGGATCAGCTCGAGAAGGCGCTCCGCGAGGCATCCCGCCATATTGATTCCCTGACCTACAATCGGATTGTAGGCCGGGGAATGTCTTTGTTGACGCCATTCCAGCAGGATGTTATCCGGGAGGTAGTCTGCCAGCAGGCGGATTTTGAGTACGAAAATGCGGATGAGATCAGCACGATCCTGCAAGGCTACAGCATCAACGGCGTATCAGCTCAGTTTGGTAGCTCCTGGAATGTATTTACAGGCAATGGCGTTGCCATGAAGCGCGATACATATGCTTTGCTGTGTCAGACGGGCCTGTGCTGCCGGTTAGCGAGGTGAGGCCATGAAATATCCATGCTTAGTGCCGAAACGGCTCTGTAGGACGGATATACACGTTCATCTGGAGTCTGAAGGCACAGACAACCATGGCCAGCCGGAGAAAGTCCTTGACCTGGATCTAAAATGCAACTTCCAGGACCGGGCCAAGACCATTCTCACAGCGGAGAAGAAACTGGTGCAGATTACTGGTACCTCCTTGATACCAGGGGACATTGCCCCAGACTGGCCGACGATCAGCGGCGGAAGCGTGATCGTATTTGGAGAGGAGCGCCGGATCCAGCAGGGGACGAAGAACCGGAACCCGGACGGAACAGTGAACTTTTGCACGCTGGAGGTGGTCTGATGCAGGTGAGATCCACAGTGAAACTGAATATGGCCAGGATCCAGCAGTTGTCTCAGGCGGCTGTGACAGCCCTGGAGAAGACTGGCGAGGCCCTGCATACAGAGGTTGTACAGGCACAGGTCATGCCATTCGATACAGGCCATTTGCAGGAGGATGCTACTTTTGCGGATTACAGCGAATCTTCGCAGGGGAAAGTATCACTGGTAACAAGCACACCATATGCCCGGAGGCTGTACTACCATCCGGAATACAACTTCCAGACGGATGAAAACCCTAATGCAAAAGGGCAGTGGTTTGGAGATTGGCTGCCGGGAGGAAGCAAGGCGGATTTTGTTCCTAAAGCTTTTAAAGAGAATTATAAAAAGGCAGGTGGTGTGTGATGCTGACCGTAGATGATATCAGAGGATATATAGCCGGTCTTGGGGAGTATAACATGGTGTACATTGGCAAGATGGACAATAAGAGGGAACATTCCATAGGCGTATATCCGCGGAAAGCTTCCGGACAGCCTGTGACGGCCCTGGGAGGCCCGCAGTACAGCTCCTATGATATCCGGCGTATATCCCTGTTGGTCCACTGGGATAAGGATGTACGGGCCTCAGAACAGGCGGCCTATGAATTATTTGAGAAACTTAGAAATGTATCCGGCCTGATGATAGGTGATACCCATGTTAACCAGATCAGTCTTAAGGTACCTGAACCGCAGCCGGTAGGTACAGATGATAACGGGGTATACGAGTATGTAATCTGGCTGGATTTTGTATATCAGAGAAAGTGAGGGATAAGAGATGGCAGAAGCAGCAGGAAAAGTCTATCCGGTACACAACAATGAGTTTAAATTCGGGACCAAAGGCATGACCAGCGCAGATGAGGATATGGTAGTACCGGCAGACCTTGAAAATTTTGCTCCGTCTATTGATGGAACGGTAGAGGAATGGTATGCCATGGACGCAAAAGGCTGGGCCAAGTCGGCTATGACAGGAAAGAAGCTGTCATTTGCTTTTAAAGGCAAGAGATCTGTGGGAGACCCCGGAAATGACTACATTGCGGGGCTTGCATGGAAATTTGGGCAGGACGTTATGACGAAATTTGAGTGGGTTATGGTATCCGGTGCAAAGCTGGCCTGTACCGTAGTTGTTAACGTAACCACACCCGGAGGCGGGGATACCACGAACATTGATACCCTTGAATTTGAGGTGACGTGTTACGGCAAGCCGGAATTTACACCGGCTCCGGGAGTAGGCGGCTGAACAGAAGGAGGAAAAAAGAATGTCAAGAAGAGTAGATATTACAGAAAGATTAAGCTTTGATGAGAATCCCTGCCTTGTAATCAAGGGAAGGGAATTGGAAGTTAATACAGATGCCCCGACTATGCTTAAGGTGATGGGAATTATGTCTGGTGATGATTCGGGAACAAAGGAAATTATTGATGCTTATGAGCTTGTATTTCCTCAGGCGTCAAGGGATGTAATCGAAAAGGAATTGAAGTTAAGCTTTAACGACCTGGTTATTGTGGTACAGGAAGCCTTTAATCTGGTTCTGGGAGAAGATAACAAGCTGGGAGAGTAGCGACCCGTACTACGATCTGTTTGAGGACTGGGATCTGATTGTCTCCAGTTTCCTGTCGCAGTACGGGTTAAGAATCAGGACGAAAGAGTTTGAATCAGTCTCTTGGGATGAATTTAAGGCGCTGATTGCCGGATTATCTCCGGAGACCGCTTTGGGGCGCGTAGTAGCGATCCGGTCTGAAACGGATAAGGATGTTATCAAGCACTTCTCAAAGGATCAGCGCCGGATCTATGACGAATGGAGAAACCGGGGAGCTGAAACGATGGATGAGAAAACCTTTGAGCAGA